GTCCGTGGAGGTCCTTCGTGACGGGGTCCTCAGACCCCTTCGCAGGTCGTCAAGGTACATAGTCTTGTCTCTAGCCGGGGCGTTTCTCTCGGATCCGGTCCACTCCGTCTTCCCATCTCCGTAAAGCTCCAGCTGCCATATGGCGATGTCGGCAGCCGCCTGCTTGTACGCTTGTGTGCCGGCAGCGTCGGACCCGAGCCGCTGCTCAAGGCTTGCCATGTCGCCCCTAGCGCTGGAGATGTCGTCTCTAAGCTTCTCCTCCCTGTCCACAGACCTTGCCCAGGCGCGGTGGGCCTCGGAGATTCCGCCCCTTCCGCCGCCAGTGCCGCCGTAGTCAATCTTTGACTTCTTGACGATCCTCTTAAGCTCCATCGCCCTCTGATGGGCGGTCATGGTGCCAAGGTCCTGAAGGGCGTATGACTGGTCCTTCGGATCCATCTCCATGAGGGCTGAAACGACCTTGTCGTACTCGACCTGGCCGATGGTCTCCAAGAGGTTTGGATCCATCTGTATGAGGCGCTGTCTAACCAGGGCGTCGTTGAGCCTGGCTTCAGCCTCGGGCTTCTGCCTGCTCTGAAGCTCTCTGGCGAGCTGGTAGGTGTACTCAGAGGTGTCTGCACCAAGGCCTTCCATGTCGACATCGGGGTCGATGCCGAAAGCCTTAGCCAGGGTCCTGGCCATTGGATGGCCCTGATCAACCAGGGACGCCAACTTCGACATCGCTGGGGCAGACATGACGGTGCTGCCAGGAAGGCCCAGCCTATCGGCAGGAACATTTCTGAGCCCGTAGCGCTCAAGCTCGCGGGTGGTGTCCGGTATCGGACCCTCGTCCAAGTAACGGACCATGTGTGGTGGTCGCTCAAGCCCTGTAGAGCCGGGAGCCTTGATCAAGGTGGCCCAGGTCGCATCGTCCACCTTTCCAGACGGGGAGATGCCAACCGACTCTTGGTACGAAGCCACGGCATCCCTGGTCCCAGGGCCGAAGGAGCCGTCAACTTGGACCGGAAAACCGCGCTCGTTAAGCTGTCTCTGCAGAAGCTCAACGGATCGCCTGTCTGACGAGCCAATGCCAACTGGTGGAGGGGTGGCAACATCAAGGTCCGTCATCGGAACAAACGTGTCCCGGTCGGCAGCAGCGAACCTCCGCTCATCCAGCCCAAGGGCGGCCATGAGCTGATCGTGCTCTGCGGACTTACCGACTCCTCCGGGTATCTGTCTGATCTCAGAAAAATCCTTCTCCTCTTTGGCTTGGGCAGAGCTGGCCATCGACCGCAGGTACCTGTCCCGGCGATCCCCACGGAACCTCATCGCCTCGTCAGGAATCATAGGCGTTTCGAGCCCGGCCTCAGCAGCGATCTGGGCAGCCTCAGGAGCCTGAGCGGCCTGAGCGGCCTTGGCAGCGGCGAGGGCATCAAGCACAGCCTGGGCCTCGTCCTCCGCTACAGCGGTCCCGTGGAGCTTCGCAGCCAGATCTCTCACGCCAAAGGAACCCGGTCCCGCAGCAGCCTGACCCCCACCGCGACGGCTCCTGCTTCCGCCACCGGCCCCTGCAGCAGCAGCCTCTTGCTGGGCCAGGAGGGCTAGAACATCGCCCTCGCCACGAAGCTCGCCAGTAAGCTTTGCGGCCTCGTTGGCCATGGCGACTTGCTGAAGCTCTGCTGCCCTCCTGGCTGCAGCTTCCTGCATACGCATCCGGCGCTCCTGCATACCAAGAGTGTGGCCCTTCTCAATTCCGGCCATAGCCCCCCTAAGGGCTGAACCGGCCTGGGCCTGACGGAGTGCGCGGCCGTAGCCTGGGCCTGTTGGGAGAGTAGCCATTGCCTATGCACCGTACATGTAGGGGGTTTCCTCTTCGGAGGACCTACCGCCATAAGCCCTCTGAAGGGCCTGCTGAGAAGATCCGTAAGGAGAGTAAGACATCCCAGCAGGGGCGTATGCAGGGGTTCTGAACTTAGCGCCCTCGATGTCGCCAACTCCGAACGACGAAGCCACCCTCCTGGCGTCCTCGCTCTCTTTGGTGGCCCTAGTCTCAGCTGCACCAGTGATCGCTGGCCCAGAGATAAGGGGTGCGATGGAGGCGAGCATGGCAAATGCGTTGCCGCTGGACAGGAGGGAGCCACCGACGTTGCTGGAAATCCGCTCGTGGGCCCTGGCCGGGGCCACAGTCTGCTGCTCCCTTGCGGCTGAGGTGTTCACGATGTCGTTGTACAGCCGGCCGATCTGGGCGAACCGAGTCGGGCTGTCATACTCCTTTGCCGCAGTTTCCATGACAGACTGAAGACCGCCAGCAGCGGCACCGCCAGCGGGCTTGCCAGCGTACTTCATCTGCCTAATAGCTGTGCCCCACCCACCAAGACCAAGCTTTGCCAGCTCCTGCTGCCGGCCAGCCTGAGACCTCTCAAGAGCCTGCTTGTATCCTCGGATGTATCGCCTCTCGGCGTCACGCATCCTGCCGACCTCTTCTGGGCGCTGGAAGAAGTCGTAGATGTCCTGCCCAGTGAAGTAGATGTCTTCAGGGAGTGCGTGGATATCTGTAAGCTCTGTCCTCAGGGCGTCGTACAGGTCCTGCCTGTTGTCGATGTCGAAGGTTGGCGTCCCACCCTTGCCTCGCTGCCCAGCGTCCCCCGCACGGGTAATGCCAGAGTACGTTCCGCTGTCTAGCGCCTGCTGCCAGCGATCCTGGGCCGACTGCCTTTGGGGAGCTGTTGTCCAGTTGTCAGGCATCAGAAACCTCCCAGCTTCATGGCATCAGCCCAGCCGCCCTGCCAGCTGCCGGGATTGTTTTCTCCGTACTTCTCCAGCCCAGTGGTGAGATAAGAGGCTGGAAGCCTAAGGCCAAGTCCAATCCTTTGACCCATTCTCTCGCTTTGCTGCATCCTAAGAAGGGCGTTGAGGGCGTCCAGATCGGCCAGGTTTCCCGCAACCTTCTTTCTTCCCTCCTGCTTCTGGATCTCACGAAGCGCGCCGGCACTTGCCTCGTCAGCAGAGGCCCTGGTGATCGCAGTGTTCTGTGCCCCGTACTTCCTGCCCAGGGCTCTTCCGTAGAGGTTTCCTCTGTTAGTGACCTGGGAAGCTTCGATCTGGGCCAAGAGTTCAGCCAGCTCCTGCCTCGCTCTGGCCGAGCGAATCCTGCCCTCGGTAGAGAGGATCGGCTCGTAGGGAGCCATGAACTCTGGAGCACCGCCGGTTACATATGTGTTTTCAGGCATAGCCAATTCTATCTATAGAAAGCGGTTACGGTAGTAGAAGCTCCGCTGCCGTAGAGCTGCACAAAAGTCCTAGAGGCTACCGGCAGTGCGGTGACGCTGCTGCCGTCAAGACCAATGCCGAGGTGGGCGGTGTGGTAGCCGGGAGACACGCCAGTGACTATCGTCTGAAGGGAGAGCGATCCAGCGTGTATCCCAGCTGGCAGCCCGATGGCTGTGGTCCATCCAACCTCACCGATCTCTACCGCAGCCCCATCAAGGGCGATCTTTCCAACGATAGACATGATTACGTCAGTTACGGCCGGAATGCTGAACGGGTGACCCTCGCCTGCGACAAGATCCACCTTGGAGCAGATGTTTACAGTTGCCGTGTCCTTCAGGAAAAAGGACACCCCTGCTGTGGAGTATGCGTTTGCGTAGTCAGGGTAGATCGGATCTATGGCAGGGCCGCCGCCATCCTGAACAAACAGGAACGTCTCGTCACCCATCTCGCCGCTCTTGAAGAGCTGGGTAAGTGAGTTGACCCTGAAGTTCTCTACGAAGAGCTGGGTCCTGAGGTTGTTGATGTTCCCGCCACCAACAGTAAGCGAGTCACCAATCGTGGCGTTCATCACCACAGACAGGTCGTCAAACCCAGTGGAAATGTCAGCGGCATCGAACGGGTCTGCCGGGACAATGTTTGGGGGGACGTAAAGAGCCACTATCCCCTCACCGCATAGACGTGGATCTCTGGGTCTATGATCTGAAAGTTCGGCGCAGCTGTTCCAAGAATATCAAGGGAGATGGCGTGCGTAGCCGCAAACGCTGTGAACGCATACACCGTAGAGAATGCTAGGTCCTCGCTCGGACCCAGGGCGATAGCTGCAGTCCTTACGTTCGTCGCGCCGACACTCAACCTAAGCCTGCAATCTGTAAGGCCGCCAGGGAGACCCTTGTACTGGGCCTTGACGACGATCAAGACCATCCCGGTGTTGTGAACGGGAACTGGAGGCCCACCACCTATAAGAACCACCACGCCAGCGGCACCGGGGTAGGTTCCGGGGTTGGTGAGAACTGTTATCTCTTTCCAGTCGTCTGGAGTGCTGGAGATGTGCCTGGTGTCTATGGATCCAGCCTCAATCTGAAGCCTGCCCACCTGATTGATCGTGGTGAGGCTACTGAAATTGGCCGTCACCTCGGCAGCAGAAACCGCATCGCCAGGCTTGATCTTGTGGGCAACGCTCATCTGGCAAAGCCAATCGCAGCGATGTTCACCTCAGTGGCGGCGAAGGAGTTTGGAGTGACCAGCTTCATGGCGGCGAACTCGACAACCTGCCTTCCGGGTGGGAGAACGACCTGATGAAACAGGCAGAAGTGCGTCTTTGACGTGCCGGCATTGGCCTCTACGCCAACGGTCACCGGAACCCCGCTCGGCTCACCATTGATAAAGATCTCGCAAGTTATAGCTGTGCGGGATGTTGTTCCAGGCACAGCGATATTGCCGCTTGCATAGAGCATAAATGGTGTCGTTACAACAGTCTCAAACTCCAGATACAGGCTTGGGTCAGAGATGAGAGGCCCGGACCTACCGTGGATCCATCTTTCGGCAACCGTGGTGGTTGGTACGAACACGCCCTCCCTGTAGAGGATGTACTGAGTTGTGGGGCCAACAGGAAATACGCTCTGAGACTGGTCTGTGGTGGTCCTTGTAGTCGCCCTGGCGTAGTGAAGGTTCTCGTCCCCTGGGTCTACCGTTGTTGAGTAGTTGATCGAGTTGTCTTTGATGTTGTTCTGATCGAGGGAAATCTCAGCGCCAGAGGCTCTGTAGAACTCCCGCATAAGCGTGTCTGCGTCAGCGACTCCACCTGGGACGAAGATCTCCTTTTTGACGTAGTGCATCAGTCAGCCGCCGCCTCAAGCACGTTCATCGCCCTCACCACCTGACCCTTGTTTCCAAGGTCCTTGATGATTGGCGAACCGATGCTTCTGAGAGCCGTGTTGACAGCCTTGAGAAAGTCGTTGGCGATGGTGATGTTGGAGATCCCCACATCCATAAGCCTAATGGCGGTCTCTATCCTTCGGAGGTAGCGGTTCACTCGTCCGTCCCCTCTCCCCTGATTCCGTGGTCGGTGTAGTGGAGAACGTAGCCAACGATCCTCCAGGGCTCATCTTCCTGTGAGGTAGAGAAGCTGAACCGAATCGACTTCGACGTGAGCGCCTCGTCGCTGTCGCCGTTGAGCGAGATTCTCTTACACCGAACCCTCTGCTCATCCCAAGTCTTTGTGCCTGCGATGTCTGCCCATGTGGTTGTGGCATCCCATCTAAGGGCGTCTGGGTCCGAGAGTTCAAACGTGGTGTTGCCAACATAGCCACGGTCCCACTCAGTGCCCCACTTAACGGTCATGCTGACGTTGCTGGTCTGGACGTAGAAGATGTCTAGCCGGCTGAAGGTCTTGTCTGCCTGGGGGTTTTTCCCAAAGAACCAGCGGCTGACGAACTCTCCAAGGTACGGAGCGCCAGAGCTGCTGACGGAGTGCCCGGTTGCCCACACCCCAAGGTCCCAACCGTCTGGAGTCCCGTCTGGCAGGAACTTTGAGTAGAGAACAAGGGTCTCGCCCTTGTACCTAACTGCGCCGTGAACGTGGAAGCCGAGCTTAGTGATCCCACCGCCATCGATGTGGATCGCCCACACCTCGTTGTTCTCTTGCCCAGGTCCTGAGTTGAGGCTGAAGTAGACCCTCCTGTTGGATGGGTCAGACCAGCCAAAGACGTTCTTCAGGTACGACTGCGGAAGTTGCTGAACCTGACTGGCGATCTCACGAGAAACCGGCTGAAGCTCGCTGCCGTCAAAGCCGAAGATCCCGTCCTTGCTGAAGATGAAAAGCCTATCTCCGTAAGTAACAACCGCCCTGTCAGACACCGCACCAACCGACTTGCTGACTGGAGTCAGGATCGGTTCGTTGTTCTTATCGTGGGTGAGCATGTGGGTGCTTCTTGCCGTAAAGATAAGAGCGTAGTCCCCAGACACTCCCCACCCGGTTATTGGGTCGCCCTCTCCTTCGCCCTGAACGATGAAGTAGTTGTCGGCAGATACAGCTTCCTTTCCGCCACCAGCCTCTCCGTAGTAAAGGACGTTTGGCCCCTCTGGAGCCCCGCCGTAGTAGGTACGACCACGGAAGTTGAATGCCCAGGTGCTGACCGGGGGAGGAAGGTTCGTTCCCGGCTTGGAGATCTCCCTGGCGAACGAGGTCTCTGGCTCCGCGTAGTCGAAGTAGGTATCGGTAGACACCCCAGACAGGTAGATAAGCTCGTGGTAGTTGATGTCGTCATTTGACCTGTAGAGGTACCTGCCAACGATGTCGTCGCTAGGGGGCTCACCGGCAAGGTTGGCTACATAGACCAAGAACCTGTTGTCTGGCGCTGCGGTCGGAACCTGCTCATCCGACACGCCAATGGACGCTCGGCTTGGCTCCGACTCCTGTCCGTACTCATTAACCCAGGTGGTCTTGTAGTAGAAGGTGGTCGCATCGTCTGCCCTGAGGATCGAGTGATCTACAGACATATACTGACCAGCAGTGTTGCTGATCCGATCCAACTCCCTACTTCCAGCCTCCGTCTCTACCGGGTAGGGCGGCGAAGGGACGTTAGCTATCCCAACCGGGGTGACCTTGATGCCGTCCCACTTCCGGTTTGGGTCAAGCCCGTTGAGCATAAGAAGCGTGTTTCCCGCTTGGAGGAACCGCATAGAGTTGGACGGAGACGATCCCTGGTTCACCCCGTTGAGCACCAACTTGCTGGTGTTGCCGGTAAGAACACGGATCTTCTTACCAACCTGAAAGACGATCTCGTTGGCACCGTTGATGTACAGCGTCCCGATTGACACAGGGCGAACGTCAAACGGGTTTGTGAACGGCCCAGTATCAGGGTCCGACATCGACCCCCAGGCCTCAACGAGTGGCTGAATGCCAGGGGCCTTGATCACCTCGGCAGCCTGGGTGAACACAACCCCGATCATCTCGGTGGAGGTGCCCTCCTTCTGCCAAACCCTAGAGTCTAGACCCTCGACCTGCTCTGGCCGGAACTCGACCGTCTTGCCCTTAGCGCCAGCCATCTGGCTACGCCTTAAAGTCGGCTTCGCTACTACCGGAGCTATAGAGCCAAGAAGGCCTTCCCCTAACGGTAGAGGCCCCGCCGAAGACGACGGTCTGCTGTTGATTGAGTCGGTCCATCTGAATCATGCGGGCGATCCCAACCTCAAACCTCTGCCTGGAATGTCCGGCCCTGGCCTGCTCATCGTTGGCCTCAAGCATGAGGGCCTCTGCCCCGTCTAGGATGATGTGGTGGAACTCGGCGTCGAAGAGCGGGAGGTCCTCGTCGGCCCCCATCCTCTGCCCCTCCATCTGGACAATAGAGCTGATTTCATACTCAGCGTCTGGTGTCGGGTAGAGCCGCATGAAGACGGTAGATGCGCTGCTGGGTGCTCTTCTCCCCAGGTACGAGTCCTGGGTGGTGAAGGACCCGGCAATGACCTGCGACTGCGGATCGGACAAAAGATACGGTACCCCGCCACCCTGCGGCTCACCAATGCGACTTCGATAAAGCCTGTAGTAGAAGTCGTTCCTGGCCGTTTGGGCAACAAGGTCGAACGAGTCCGCGCCGACCACAACTGTGACCAAAAACGAAGGTCCTGGGGAGGACTCAGCGCCAGTCTGGGCGTCTATGTGGGTAAACCAAAACTGATAGTTGCCAGGCGGGATGTGCGGAGATAGTGGAGTGCCGGTCACCGTATACGTCACCGCTGGTGCAACAAGCGGAGCCGGGATTGGCTCCTTCCTGACGGTGGCGAAGTTGCTCGGCTGACCCTGGACGCCCATGTCCATGTAGGACATGTCGATTGGGCTCATGGCCCTCATGGAAAGCGGGTTTGATGACGACGGCGACCCACCACGAGACATAACTGACTGCGACACAGACAGCGTTCCATTCGGCAAGGCCACCTCGTCGTAGTAGACGTTGACAAGGTGAACCGCATTGGTGCAGCGGAGGGGGCGGTCTAGGACGATGTTGGTCGCAACAGCGCCGATGTTGACCACCTTGTAGTAGTCGCTCTCTACGAAGATCCGCTTTCCGTACAACGTCCGTGGCGGAACCACCGTGGGAGCTATTGCGACAACGGCAACCTCGGTCTGTCCGTCCTGGGCACCGTTGATCGTGAAGCCGGGACCAGCGGGCACAGACACGAACGGGGCGTATGTCGCAAAGGAGTGCTCTCGTCGGAGCCACGACCAACGCCTCCTAGAGCAGATGTCTAGGTAGGCCTGGTTGATCTTGCGATCTAGCTTCGCCGCAGACTGAGAGTAGTCTTCTCGGCGCTCCGAGAGGGCCGTTCTGAGTTCCGAAAGGTTCACGAACGACCCTCCAAAGAGTTACCTAGATATCAAGCCTTGGTCCTGTACCTGACGTGGAACTGGACCGCAAGGTCGCTTCCGGGGCCAGCGCCGGTATTAAACTCCTGCACTCGGACGCCAAGAAAAGACCCAGGCGGGATGTAGTGTCCGTTGAACGGAGGCCCTCCATGGCCCACCGGGTAGTTGTCGCCGGCTCCAGGGTCGCCAGCTCCAAAGGTCTCCAAGTGGAGAATGTTGGCGATCTCAGCGGCCCCAGGAAAGTTCGACCCAACAATGTCGACGAACCACTGGTTGTCGACATTGGGATCGACTACGCCGCCTGGGAGGTAGTTCGCCCCATACCCGAATGGCCACATTACCCGAATGGCCTCAATCCACAGACCTCCATCGTCTGAGTAGAGAAACGGAATCGTGAAGTCCTGCGGCCCGCTAATTGGCTCATCAACGTCAAAGACAACCCGCCTCATAATCGAATACCCAGATGGCGGGTAATCGCTAGAGACTCTGCTTACGTGTGCTGCAACAACCATCGCAAACCTCCGGTGTACTGGCTACGCCAGAGAGCGATAGCGAACGTGAAGCTGGAACATAAGGTCTTCGGCTGGCCCAGCCCCTGGCCCACCCCCTGTAATCTCCGGTGCCAGGTTGATGTAGAGAAACGACCCGTCAGGGACGAACTGAGATCCGTTTGGGATGGGAGAAGACCCATGAGTACCAGGCGGGATGCCAGGAGGGGGAACATTGCCAATCTGGGACTCGAAGTGCCAGATGGTTACAGGGCTTCCTGCTCCTGGGAACGTGCCAGACCGAAGATCGACAATCCACTGATCGCCCACCTCGTCTGCGAACGGAGGGCCAGGGGGGCCAGGCCTAAGATCTCCCAACTGGGGCAATCCCATCGGCCACATAACCTCAATGGACTCAATCCAAAGACCGCCCTGATCGGCGTAGAAGAGAGGGAAGTTGATCCCGCCAGGAACACCGGCAGGAATGTTGGCGTCTGCCGCATCCCACGAGAAGGTGAAGGTCTCTCGGTTCATCACCGAATACCCGAAGGGAGCGTAGTCCTTTGACACCCGGCTAACGTGCGCTGCAACTGACATTTCTATCTCCTAGCTGCGAAGACAGGGGGGCCGAAGCCCCCCCGTCAACACACGTTGTTTAGCCCCAGGCCAGGCCGTTAAACCAGCAAGTGGCGATGCCGGCACCAACGGTGGCCGTATGGGCGGCACCAACAACCCTGGAGGCGGCGGCGTCAGCCTGAAACGCCGTTCCTCCAGTGTCGGTCAGGTTGTTGGCCCCCGGAGTGAGTCCGACCGTGTTGCCGATGGTGGTTGCACCAGACATGGCCACGTCAACGATACCGACAATTCGGATAAGAATATCCTCGCCAACGGCGAAGGTGTTCTTGGCGTTGGACCCCAGGACGACGCCGTAAAGCGAGACCTGGGAAAGCCCGCTGTTCAGAGCATCGACGTTCTGGGTCGTGTAGCCATCGGCAGTTGCGGTGACAAGGGGGTTGATCTGAACGACATCCCCTCGGGAGAGCGGCCCGTGGGCGCGACCGGCGATGTCCAGCTCAAGGCCGGACCCACCAAACATAAATGTAGACATCTTGTACTCCTCTAAAAGACGACGGGGCCGACGAAGTCCGTGATGCCCTGGCGGGCCATCGAAGACGTAGTCAACTGCGCGGTGAAGTAGGTGTGGGCGAGGATGACATCGCTGTTGGGCGGCGTCATGAACTCGGTCATGCGGAAGTCATCGTTGGTGAGGATGGCCAGCTGCATTCCGATTCCGGTTGCCTTGCCCTGAACCAGCGGGTTCTTCCCAGGAACAGTGAAGTACTCGGGCTTCAGGTTGAAGTCCTTGACAGCACGCTTTCCAGTGGTCGTCAGGAAGTAGGTGATCCCAGTGTTGTTCAGCGCCTCGTCAGGAATCACAGGAGTTCCGTTGAAGAGGAGGTTCTGGAAGCCCTGGTTCCACAAAGCCACGTCCCGCTCTTCCTGATTCGGGGCCACCAGCCGCTTGAAGAAGCGGTAGACCTGGGGATCCGTAATCATGATGTCGGGATGGGTGCCCTTGGTGGAGCAATCCATGTAGACCTGCTCCCACTGATCAAGGCCATCGGTTCCGAAGGCGGTGATCTGCTGGCGCTGGTTCTGCCAGTTGGGATAGACGGTCGGGTCGATTCCGCCCGGGGTAAGGGCGAACGGTGCAACACCGCCCTGGATAAAGCCGGCAAGACCGTTCAGCTCAAGCGGGGCAGCCGCGTTGTTCTGATAGAGCTGACGACCAAGCTCGTTCACCAGGCTGATCTTGGCGATAGCAAGCTTCGCGTTCAGCAGGTTGACGACCTGATAGGCACCACGGTTCTGAGACAACTCGGTGTTGTCCAGCACCATAGAGGCGCGGTTCTTGTACCAAGTGTGGTAGCGGGCCGTGTCGGGTCCGTCCTCGGGGGAGGTGGCGAACGTCGCGTAGGTGCCGATGGCACTAACGTTGGACGACTCGGTGATGACCACCGGAAGGCGGCACTCGGTGCCACCCTCGTACTGAACTGCGCCCTGGCGGTAGAAGTGCCAGAGGAGGGGGTTGGCCTGGACGATCTCCATCGCCACGGTGTCGCGCTGGGCGATGAGAGTGGTCGAGTAAACGCGACCAAGGGCGAGTTCGCCCGGAGGGGAACCAATAGTATTGGCAGGCATTTGCTTCCTTAGATGTTAACCCCCTGCTCTCGGAGCGCTCTGGTTGCTGCCTCAAGAGGGGTTTCCCGCTCTTTCTTCCTGACAGATGTTCCTTTGCGAGCCGCAACAGGGGCCGCCTCTCGGCGTTTCTTAGACTTGGCCGCTGTCTTGGCTGCACCAGACTGCACTTGGGCAATCTTAACAGCCAACCTAACGGCACGATCCGGGTTGGTTTCGGCCATAACGGCCAAGTCGGGATCGCTGTCAAGAACCTCGCCAACCTGGGCTGCCAGAGTGCCGTGATCAACATCGGGGTGCTCTGAAGCCCAGCCCTGGTACGCCTTTACGACGCGCTGCTGTGCTGCCAGAGGTCTGATGTCTTTGGCCGTGTCTGCAATACCCAAAGCATCCATCTTCGACTGAACGGCCCTGTTGACGTAATAGTTGATCACGTCTTCGGGGCTAGCACCCTTGTTAAGGTCGGGGACTTCCTCGACCTGTTCCGCAGGCTCCGCCTTCTGCTCGCGCTGAGACAAGAGGATTTGATCCACGACGGATCGCTGGTCCTCAAGCTTGTTTCGCTCGCTAGAAAGAGCCTGTGTCTTTTGGGTGTAATCCGCCTGCCTTAGAAAGCCCTTCTTAACGGCAGCCCTGACCTCGTCAGGAATTCCGTCGAAAGACTCAATGAAGGCCATTGGATCCTCAGAATAGTCTGGAGACTCAGTGGCTTCGTTCTCAACCGCCTCGTCTGTCGAAAAACCGGTCTCTTCGGGGGAGGTATCCTGGGTTTCCAGGGCTCCGTCTGAAGAGGTGTCGGGGACATCCATTGGCATCTATCTCTCCCTCTGGATCGGTTGTTTGCCGATCACTTAGTCATCAGGCTGTAACCATACACCAATGTCAAGTACCATCCGGCCATGGCTTCAAGAAAACCAAGGCTGTCCGACGACGAGATTAAAACGTGGCACATGCGGGTATCCGGGGCTGAAAAGGCCCTAGAAGAAAGCGTTTTGCCTGGGTGGAAGCGAGTCCTCAGGGACTACGCTGGCGAGAACAGCGAGGACGGCCTCGTCTACGGCGGCGGGGATGTGCCTGATTTCAACTTCCTGCTGGCGACTGCCAATGTGCTGCTGCCGGCCGTTGTCTCTGCAGACCCCTATCTAAGGTTCCTGCCAAGGCGGCCAGGCGATGAGGGCGGCTCCAAGAGGGCCGAAGCTGCCGTCAACTACGTGTTCAGGGAGATTGGCTTCAGACAGCCGCTTGAAGACGTTGCGTTGGACAGCGCCCTGTTTGGCATTGGCTATCTCAAGGTTGGGTATGACCCGTCTGGAGCCTTCCTTCTTGAGGAGGACTACGACACCGGGCCAGAGCAGTTTGACGAGGACGATGACGATGTCCTCTCTCCAGAGGCCAAGCGCTCGCTTATGTTGGCCATGGCCGAGGAAGACATCCCCTTTGAGGAGGGTCCTTCAGACAACCCAACAGTAACCAGGGTAGCTCCATGGGATGTGTTGGTCCCACCGGGCTACGACGACATCCAGAAGGCTCCGTGGATTGCTGAGAGAATTACGGTCAGGATCGATGACCTTCGCGCAGACGACAGGTTCAAGCTGCCTAAGAATCTAGAGGCAGACTCGTGGCTCTCGGAGTCAGTTCCAGACGAGTATTCCTACAGGGAAGACCAGCTGTTCAGGACCCACGAGGACAACCCAGAGTACATCACGGTCTACGAGATCCGGTACTGGGCCAGGACCAAGAACGGTGTCCGGCGCAGGGTCCTTTGGCTTATCCGAGAGCAGGAGGGGATAGAGACCAGAGCGTCGGTCATCCGGCACATCAACGATCCGCTTCAGGTTCGCGGATACCCGTATCAGTCCCTTAGGTTTGCAAGAGTTCCTGGCCAACTTATCGCCGCCAACACAGCAGACCTTGCATCGATCCGAAAGATCGCTGAGAGGCTCAACGACGAGTGGGGATACCTGCTTAGCCACCACAGAATCTCATCGAAGAGGAAGTGGGTTGGTCTTCCAGGGATCCTAGAGGACGGCAGTCTTGGTCAGCTCCTGCAGTCAGACTTGGACATGGAGGTTGCTGAGCTTCCGGCCAATGTTGGAGACATCCGTCAGGCGCTCATGCTTCTTCCAGAGGCAGCGCCACCCTCAACGACTCCGATGGTTCTGCAGGGGCTCCAGAAGCTGATGTACGAGATCAGCGGCGTTGATGTGTACCAGCGCGGTGGAGTTGGGCGTAAGGGAACCACAGCCACTGAGGTGGCTATCGCGGCCCAGGGATCCTCCAACAGGGCGTCCACCAGGCTGGGAGCTGTGGAGAGACTCATCGAGGCAGTTGGCAGACAGGTGCTCTCCATCATCCGACAGTATTGGGATGAGCCCCGATACCTGAGGGTGACTGGGCTTACAGGAGAAGACGAGTTCATCACCTTCTCTGCATCCGACATCACCGGCATGTACGACGTTCGCATCGAGGCCGGGTCTACTGTTGGTAAGGATCCGGGCACAGAGCAGCAGGCTTTCATGGGCCTCTTGCAGACCATCCAGGCCACGGTCGCCTCGCTCGTTCCGATGGTGCAGTCCGGCATCACCAGCCCAGAAACTGTTCAGAACTTCATCGATAAGGCGTTCTCAATCTGGCAAGCTGACAAGCGTATGCTTATGGAGCCGCTCGCAGCACTCCAGGCGGCAGCCTCCCCAACAGGACCGACAAGCGCGCCGAGCCCAGAGGCCGTGCAGGCTGGTCGGGGAATGGGTGCGGAGGGAGAAGCTCTAGCTGGTCCAGCAGGTCCAGAGAGGGGCGCTCCCGGCGGGGCAACGTCTGGAACAGGTGGGACGGCAGATCTTGGAACTTTGATGGCTAGAGTGAGAGGGTCCTAATGCCTTACTATCCGATGGAATGCACGTTCGCTGGCTGCAAGCGAGAGTTTGACTGGTTCACCAAGCCAGACCTGTACACCCGAAGCCAGTCTGACGGCTTCAGAGATGTTCGCTGTATCTCCTGCGGAAGCATCGGATCCTGCAAGAGGGCGTGGCCGCCTGACTCGGTTCCGGCGAACCTCACCGTCAAGGGAACCTGGGGACGGCAGGCCACTCCAGGGCTCAAGGGCCGGGAGTACTACACCGTTCAGGAAAGAGACCGTCAGCTCGCTGAGGTGGGAAGCACCCAAGTTGACGACGGGGAGTCAAAGGGCTCGACCAAGCCAAGCACCACGGTGACCTACAAGGTTGGCAAGGGCGGAAAGGTCATCAAGATCGAAGACAGAAAGCCGTCTGTGCTGATTCGAGAGTACGCCAATAACAACGACGGACTGGTTGACTTTAACGGCCTCATGGAGGCAACCGGCCTGGAGGCTCGTCGCCTCAGGGGGGGCATCATGGGAGCCATCCGTCAGGGCTGGCTTGAGAAGACCGGAGCCCAGGCTTACCGCCTCCTCTGATTCAGAAGCTTGGACCTCATTCGCTTGGTCCACTGCTCGTAGACATCCCACTCGTTATCGCTCCACTCGTGGTGGTTGCCTGAGGCTGCCTTAGGTCCGCTCTGCCTAATCTCAGCTCCAGATCCAGGGTGCTGGTGAGCCACCGCATTGGAGATCATGGCTGACATGACAGCGTCATCGTTCTTGCCCGGAGGGGCTCTCATCTGGGTCATTCCGTCATGGCCATCTGGGGTCTTGGTGACCATCTGACGGAAGGCGATCATCTCCTCTAGCACCTTCTGAGATCGGATCTTGAGATAGCCGTCCTTGAGCGCTTTCTGCATGAGGCCGACCATCGCCGGCTTGGTCTTCTTGTTCGTGTGCCAGCCAAGAACAGAGCTGGCCACGTTCACCGTATCTACTGTCTGACGGCGATAGATGTTCCAGTATTTCGTCTGACCGAGCATGGCAACCAGCCCAGCTCCGAGACCCGTGATCTCAGGAGCTAGCGTGGCGTTGTTGTAGTACATGGCGACCATGAGCGAGACCTCACAAAGCTCATCCAACTCGCACTTGCCTCGCCACTCAGCAACCTGCTCCATGCTGGAGATGTCGATGACGACTAGGTGGTTCCAGTCCTTTGATGCCGCACCACGGCTTACATCCACAGACACCGAGTACCTGCGACGACGCTCTGGCTTCTTCCAGACAGAGAAGCGGCCCTGTCCTGGCATCACCTCCACCACCTCTGGCTCGTAGCTGGAGAATAGGCGAACCCTTCCGGGCTCCTGACCAGAGGCGTCCTCTATCTCGTACCACTTGTGCTCTGGGCAGTCGTTCTCCTTGCCGGTCCGTATCTTCCTGGCGCAGAGCTGGCACGGACATCCGTGGTCCATGATCTGCTTCCAAACCACCGCCTGATCAAATACCGGGCTACCGGAGGTAGAGAAGGCCTCCTCGTCTGTGCTTGGGTACTCCTGATGGAACCGCTCAAGGCTGTTTCCACACTTGCTGACGATGGTCTCTCGCCTCCACTGAAGATTCCTCAGTGAGATCCACTCACCGAAAACATCGAGCAGCTTCCTCTCGTCTACATCCAGGCTGTTCCTGAACTCGTCCTCTTCAACGATCAGCGGCCTCTCGTACTCCTCCATCAGAAACCATGGTGTGAACAGCGCATACCAAGTGGAGTCTGGGTGGCCGCCATGCTTCTTCTTCAGCGTCATCCACGGCGGGATCTCGTCCCACCAGACGTTGGCAGCCATGTACATCGTGTGATGGAAGTCCCCCGACCCGTTGCAGGTTGACTCGCTGTAGATCATCGTCCCAGGCTCGTCTGGCACTCCCTGAAGTGTCGCCAGAAAGAACTCCTCTGGACGCTTGTAAAAGGCGACCTCACTGCAGTGGATCTGTCTCGGGGTAGAACCACGAGCGTCGTCAGAAGACTTGGCAGTCATGACAACAAAGCGAGAGCGAAGCCCAGCAGGACCGCTAGGTGCCCTGAAGTCCAGCTCGTAGACGTTGTTGTACCGAGTCATCGGCTTGAGGTCTTGAGCGAGGTAGTCGTAGAAGATCTTGCACTTGGTGAAGATGCTTCTGACAGAGGGCTCAGTGTGGGCGGCGACCAATGCAGTCTCGTCGTTGTTTGTGAGACAGCGCCAGAACATCCTGGCCTGGACGTGAGTGCTGCAACCCAGCTGACGAGCCTTAGCCTCCCAAATCCTTACCGGCTTGTTGGCAGCCTCCATCTCCGAGATGAGGCCCTCCCTCATCATCTGAGACTTGTTCAGCTTGAACTTGACGAAGTGGCCAGCCTTGGTCTGAATCTTTAGATGCTCTGCAGCAAACTCGATGAAGTCATCGTGATCGCCGGAAGTGAGCCGCTCTGCGGCCTCGTCAACGTAGCGTTTCGCCATCCTTAGCTAAAAACTCCCTGCAAAGGTTTCCTGCCCCCGGTATCGCCCTGGCCTTCACCAGGGTTCTGAGCCTGTCCATGTAGATCTTCTCGTTCTTGCCAATGTCATCGACACAGTCTTCGTGAACCATCCGACAGTTGAACTTCGTACTCGGCATACCCTTTCCAAAGTATGTCGCATAGCCAACGTCAAGAACACCCGTCACCGCATCGATCAGACGCTTCGCCTTGTACCTGCCAAAGCCAAGCTCCTCACCAAGGGTCCGTGGGGTGATGTAGCCATCCTTGTTCGCAAGCTTGAAGGCTGTGATCGCCTTCTCGTGCTCGTAGATTGGAGCCCCTGGATAGAAGGGTGGTCCGATGTGCCACAGCCCGTCAGCGCCCTGCCACTTACGCCAGTAACGCTTGGTCGTTATCCCGTGGGCTCGCCACTGCTCCATCTCCCATCCGTAGCGCTCCTCCTCGCTGGCGAACTTGGGAATGACGGACTCGCCCTGGGCCAGGTCCCTGGTCCTTACCTTGGCGGCAATGGGCCGATAGGCAACAGAGTCACTGGCTGCGCTTCTCCAAGAACTGGATCCGCCAACCCTGCTGTTCCTCCTAGCCAATATGCTTCATCCTCCCACCGCCGATGGCGGTGTAAGACCTCTTCTGGAAGTTGTTCAACTTGAACCACTCGGTCATGGAGATGGTCTTATCAACCGGAGCTGCGGGGGGCGCAGGGGCCGGGGCCGCAGCGACCGTGACCTCTTCGGGGGCCTCGTCCTCCTCGATGAGCAGATCCATCTGCCGGCTGATTGCAGCCATCAAGGATGAGCGGTGCTTTCCGTCAAGCTCCTTCTCGTGAAGACTCTTGAGTTCGTCAAGCGAAAGTCCATCGAGCTTCTTAGAAGCTGCCTTGACACTTAGGCTGCTAGGGTCGAACGGCATGGTTTCTCCAAAGTTTGTGGTCCCGTGTCAGCGTACAACTAAAACCAGCAGGGAGTCTAAAGATGCCTCGCAAGAAGTCCAAAGCCTCAGGCAAGAAGAAGTGCGGTACGAAGAAGTGTGCCCCGAAGCGACAGAGCGTGAAAAGGATGAACACGGCAAAGAAGGCCAGCAAGCCGGGTGGAGCTAGGGGCAAGTACTGATGCCGATCAAGAAGTGCAAGACCAA